GTACTAACCATATTCAATTCGATGCTAGATCCATCTGCGACAGTGGCGACCGGAGACCGAAGCCTACAGAGTAATCTGTAGAAATCGGGCGGAAGCGCCCATTCCAAGAGCCGAAGCCCAAGGGAATCTGACGCCGACTTTAGGTCGATCGTGGCAAGGCCGGAACACCAACCATGGTGTCCCGTACTCGAACGATTTCCCCCATCGGAAATGGGGGACAAGGACCCTACTCTAGCAGCCTCTCGATTCCAGAACTGTTGAGTACGCAAGTCCAAACCGAAGAAGGTTCGGATGCGTTTCTCTAGGATGTTTCCTAGCCCTAATTGAGCATACATGCTCAAAGAAGGCTCAACAGCAATGGTTCGAGATTCACGTACGTCTTTCGGTACGAATTTAAGAGAACTTCCATGGACCCGGAGGGGATCCCCAAAGGACTTCGCGCGAGTTGACTCCGCGCGTAACCAAGTGGGTTCCTCCTGTGTCCATTCCAGGTATTCCTGGAGCAGGGCCTCTGACGTATAGGTTAAAGGGGAAGAGAACATCTTAGTATAGAAGTCCTCACCCCTAGCACCTACGGCGACTCCTGGGCCGGTTGAGCCATGATCAAAAAGATCATAGCCTCCCGAAACCAGGGGGTATCCTTGCGGATTCCAGAAGTTCCACAGGATCTCTTTAAAAGATCCCATAAGTTCCTCATCGCCAGACGTATTCGGCGAATACTGCCAGAGTCCGAGGCGTTTATTAACGCGATCGAACTTGTCAAAAGCTACAGCGTCAAGCGTCGGGTTTGTATCGGTTGTACTTAAGTACTTCCAGTACATTCCTTTAAGCTGGAATCGCACAGCAGCTTCAATGACAGTAACGTCGGAGGAGTCGATACAGCACTCGCGTTCAATGAACTCGCGTGCCTTAGTACCGACAGGAAAACCTTCAGGGGTTACAAGCGCGGCAAAACACCGCGCCAGTTGTCCCATGTCGGTTAACCCATTATCCTCGAGGTCATCAGCGAAAGCTGAGTAAAGAACGGTCGGGCTTAGAGCCATGATCGTTTTCCTCATCTAATGAAGTGTTGAAGTTCCTTAAGAAACGTAAACACAAAGTCGGTGAACCCGTGTAGGTCGATACCTATCGCGAGACCGAGCGTCAAATATACGCAAGGAAGCCCATTGCGGTTACAAAGAACCCGAAATGACCGAATCACCGATTTCATTAGATTGCTCCCACAGGACTCCCGCCATAAGCGAGAGAGCGGCGAGGATGTTTGCCTTATCGGCAGCATCCG